TATTAAGTTTGCTTTCTGATACGCCTTCTTTGATAAAAGATTTTAGTGCTACATTGTTAATAGCAGCATTAACCATATAATCAGATACTTGTCCATTGTAGTTTGTTCCTAACAAATAAGACTTTATTAATTTTTCTATTTGTGGATATTCCATTGTTTGAAATGCTTTTAATGTATCTGTATCAATTATTTCTGTAATAAATTTTATGTCATCAGGTGACATTTGTGTCGTAAATACAATTTCACCAAAACTGTTGTACAGTTGTGCTACTTTATCTTCTCTAGTTCTTTCACCAAACCAACCTAGTGATTTGTTAGATGTCATAGCTAATCTTTTTAATGGATGTGTAAATGCATTTATTTTTCCACCATACGCTGCTCGTAACGCTTCTTCAGGCGCAATACGAAGTGCAAGTGCTAACCTAAACATCCAAGCAGGTTTTAATAATTTATTTTGTAAATCATCAAACAAACTATCAATAGGTCCTTTTGGTTTAAGTGTAAGTCTGTTAGAAGATGCGTTAGAAGCTAATGCTTTTCTAGGTATCTTTAATGCATCTGCCCACTCCATGTCTTTTATTTGTCTAGGTTTATTTAGCCATGCTCTTTTAAAACTATCAGCAGGTCCTATAAGAGTTTGATGCGCTTTAGTTGCTTGTAATACATCTCTTGGGTCTATTAGATTGCTTACAAAACTTTTAGATGCCTGTGATAATAAATGCATACTAGGTACTGCTTCAAATACATATCGTATAGCTTCATCACTAGGTACTTCTACACCTGTAAGTTCAAAATGTTTTTGTATATCTGCTACAAATTTATCTACTCGTTTTTGAATTTTTGCACCATTAAATGCAATAGAACCACCTGCAGAGTTACCAAAGAAATCTCTAAGCATTTCTATTTCAGAGTTAAAGTTTTCTTGTTGTTTTATTAAATCTTCTACATCTATTTTTAAATTAGGATTTTGTTTAGCAACAGAGTTAGCTATTGCTTTATTTACTCTAAATGTTATTTCATCTAATTCTGCTTGTGTAGTTGCTTGTAATACTTCTCTAGTAAATGCACCTCTAGTTTTAGCATCAGCAAATGACAATTTTAACATTTCATCTGTATTTCTAGCTGCTGCTTCTATATCGCTTATTACCATTAATGTTTCAGGTCTAAGTTGCATAGCTCTGCGTACATGTCTAGGCATAAGTCCACTTCGTGCAAGTTGTGTACCTGCACCTAATAAACCTCTAGCAGGGTCATCTTTAGACAAAAATAATCCTGCAAATTTTCTAAGTGGTGCAACATCTGTGCTACCACCCATAATTTTAAACATAGTGTTAAATAGTTCACCCATAGCTGTTGGTCGTGCAGGTATTGCATCTAATCCAAAAGTTACATTGTTTACAGATAACTCTCTTACTCTGTCTAGTTCTGCTTGTACTTTTTTAGGAACATAAGTTTTTAATATTTTAAATACATTATCAAACTGTGTATTTGTTAAGTTACCACCTTTAGCAACTATTTCTAATACATCCCATACATGTTGTGGGTCATCTACAGCTAGTAGCACTTCTTTTACAGATGGAGGTATTTTGTTAAACTCACGCACATCATTAAGAAATGCCATGCCTTCATCACCTTTTAATTGTGCTACAGCTTTAGCAAAATCTTGACCCCATTTTTGTTGTCGTATGTCGTTAATATCTCTTCCATAATATAAAGCACGATTGTTACGACCTGTTTTGCCAGGAACAAATGTTTTCCAAAATGTTGCAGTAGGTGATGCAGCTTTTACAGCTTTTTGATTAGCAGACACCAATGTTCTCATGGCTGTTTTTACACCTGCACCATACATTAACGCTAAGTTAGTAGGGTCACCTGCAAGTCTAAAAACACCATCAATTACACCTGATACGACATTGTAACCAAGAGAACCAGGTTCAGCCATTTGTACAGCAGCAATACGACCTGGCGATATATTGACTTTTGTACCTTCTTTAGTTGTGTATTTGTATGCATCTTCTCTTTTGTCATACAACTGTGTAATAGGCATACCATATCTATCTGATGCTGCTTGATATGCTTCTGCCTCTGATTTACCTCTTCTTGTTTCATCTAAAAATACCTGTGTTTGTTTTAGGTCTAATGACTTAGGTATAAAACCTGTACCTAAGTTAAGAGGTTTACCTTTTTTAATTTGGTCTAAAGCTAATCTAAATTCGTTTTTACCATATCTATCTCTAGCTGCTTTAAACTGTGTACCAACACCACCACCATATACATTGTTTAAGAAGTTAGCAGTTGTTTCTCCTTGACCAGGCAATACTGTTTCTGCTAAACCACCTAAAGTAGCAGCAGCTACAACTCCAGGAACTGACTTACCTGTTTGTTGTGCAGCAACTACAGATGATTTAAAACCTCTTGATATGTTTTGAAATACTGCATCTAATCCAAGAAAGCCTAACTGCACTCCCCTTTTACCCCAGTTAACATTAGTAACAATGTTTTCTGCGTTTTTTCTAGCTATAACTTCTGCTGACCTGTTTGCTAGGTCTAGTGCTAATTGGTCCTCTGCAGTAACACCACTAAGTGCTACATAAGGTAATATCTCTTTTGGTATTGTAGGATATGCTTTTGATATGTTAGCAATATTTTGTGCAATATCAGGATTGCTTTCTCTTACACCTTTATCAAATGATGCTGCTCTTTGATATGTTTCTTCTGCATACTGTCTTTGTATGTCTGACAAAGAATAACGCAAACTGTATCTGCGCATTATACTATCCTTTGATTTCTTCTTCTTTCCTCAACAGGCGCAGCATTCTTCTGTTCTATTAGTTCTAAAATGATAGGGTCTTGATACTTAGACATTAAGCCTGACAAATACGCATCTAAATCTGTAGCCATTGGTGATGCACCTAATCTGCCTTCACCTGGTCCTTGTGATATACCTGCTGTATTTGCTTCACTAGGAAACCTAGTAGCTTGACCTAATGATAAAGGACTAGCTGTTCTAGTTACAGTTTCTGCTGCAGATTGTCCTGCCTGTGTAGGCAAGTTGTAGTCTAGTGTATCTTCTTGGTCGTTTATTATCTGTGATTGTCCTGTTGGGTCGCCTTCTTTTCTAGGAATATACAAATCTTGGAAAGCAGGGTCAGGTTTACCATCAGTTGCTTGTGCAAGTGCTTTAGGTTTTCTAACCATATAAACCTCCCTCATTAAAGAAATCATCAAGTCCTCCTAAGAAATCTTTAAGTCTTTCGTTTTCCTCTACATCTTCTACTGTAAAATCTACTCTAATAAAAACTTTAGGATGAGGTGTAGGCATCCAGTATTGCATTATTGGAGGTGTAAAAGTATCATCTTCTTCTACTTCTTCTTCAATATTCCAATCTTCTGAATTTATAATGTCATAAAACTTAATGTTAGTTTCACGCATTTTGTCTGATGGTTTATCTGCCACTATTGTCCTCCCTGCTGTGCCACTTGTGATAAAACCTGTGCTAATCCTGGTGGTGGTCCTTGTGGAACTCCACCTGCTTGTGGCGCTTGTTGCGCTGCGATTAACGCTAACTCTTCTTCGCTAGGTTCTTCACCCTCTGCAGTATAGTATTTGTCTAATATTTCAGACATCTTCTGTGGATTTTTTCTAATCTCAATAGCTGCAATTAATGCTTTTTGGTCACCTTGTGATGCTTGTGCCATTAGTGTTTCAAACAAAACAGTTTCTGCTCGTTCTTTATTTACACGCTGTTGTATTTTTGTAATATTTTCTAAACCATCCATATTTTCTTGTAATGTTTGTTTATCAATAATTCCTTGTTGATACAACTGAAGTCCTGTAATAATTTTTTGTGGCTCATCAAATCCTGCCATAACACCATACACTCTTCTAGTTGTATAGACTTCTGATATGTCAGATGTAGGTGTGTAGTTTTCTTTGTAAGATGTACCTTTGTGAAATCCTGCTAATGGTTTTCTAGTATTCTTAAATACTATTTCATCATACTCTAGTCTTTTTGCATCTAGTTCTTCTAATGCATCACTTAACACTACTTGATACTCTCTAACATGCAGTGATGCAGATTGTCCTAGTTCTTCTAAACCTCTACCTGTAACAAAAGCGTTAGGTGATTGACCATCATCTGATACAGGATATGCTGCACCAAGTCGCAAGTGTCGCTCTAATCTATCTACTTGTTGGAATAATTGATAAGGTAGATTGTTGACAGGCTTTGACACTTGCGAACCAGGTGTCAAATAGTTGACTGCAAATCTTCCTTTTCTATATTTACCACTTTCAATTTCACCTACAATGTTAGTTTCAGTGAATACTGCATCTTCCATAGCAATAGTGCCAAGAATATTTATCTTTGCCATATTTGCCATAAGTCCAGTTATGTGTTGAAACTGCGATTGCATTTGGTCAAAACTGTATCGTTTTGCAACTACAAAAGATGGTCCTGATTTAAGAGGGTTAGGTATAAAATCTATAATCTTTTTGTTTTCAGGCAAGAATATGTATGTGCCTTCTTTATCAAAATACTCTACTAATACTTTGCCATGTCCTGTAGAGTTAGCCCAACCACCTGCTCTATCTGTACTATCCATAAGTGCAGAGTATGGGTTTTGAAAACCATTATCGTTTTCTTCTTGTTGAAATA